CCAGCAAAAACACTTCCGCCACGAGCGGACATAAAGCTCATGTCGTCCTGGCGATCCTTTCCTGTGTGATGCGCAATGATGAAACACACATTGTGCAGTTCAATCAGTCGATCCACTCGTCCCAGGAGCTTATGAATATCCGCATTGGAATTTTCTTCGCCATCAAAGAAGTTAATGAAAGGATCCAACATCACAATGTCGGGTTTATGGAAAGCGATTTCTTCGCTGACCATGTCAATGTCGCTGTCTTTAAGTAGGTTTTTGCGCAATCGACCACTCACAATGAGGTTCTCGCCCAATGCATCGATGTATTCCGACTGGGTTTCATACGGAGTAAGGTATAAGTTCACACGCTCCGTGATGTAAGCCTCGATGATCTCGGCCTGTAGCCACATCACCTTCAACGGTCTTGGAAAAGACTTGCCCATGAACTCGGTGCCCGTACACGCTGCTGTCGCAAAGGCGCCCAACCAATGAGATTTACCAATCTTCGGTTTACCAATCATCAACACTCTGGCCCTTTGAAAGATAAACTTATCGCCCCAATACTCGGTTGGCACCTCAATGTCCAATGCGCTGAATTCTTTCCAAGGCATCAGACCAAGCGGTCCTTTCTCTTCTTTGTCTTCCGCTAGGTTCTCAATCGGATCTTCTTGTTTCAGTATTTCTTTCTGCTCGTCTTCTAAGTGCACTTCCCACTTGCTTGTTTCCCATCTGAGCATTCCCATTTCCACGTCTTCGGGGTGCCTCTTAATGTGGCCGTTCACAATCGACATAGTGGTTGTTGTGACTTCCATCGGTGACATCGGTGGAACATTGGTTTGGTTCCAGTCTTGAGCCTTGATCAAAATATCTCTCTGCCCCCAACCTTCCTTGATCCAACGACCAACGAGCCTGGCTAACTTGTCGTTGCGAGTGCCAATGTTTGTACCAACATCATCGAGTTTCTCGGTGACAATGCTTTGAACCTTGCCCACATTGTTAAACTCAGAGATCTTTTGTAAATCTTCTGGCTGTAAGCACGGCAAATCATCCATGTCAGATACAGGTATTTGGCTTTCGTTGATAAAAAAGTAATCGTGCGAAGGGCACATCATCACATAACCGCCAACGCCTCTGATGTCTAACTTGTTTTGTCCAGCAGAGTTTCTAATTTCATAGTTTGGATTGACACTATAAAAGAAATGCATCCCACCCCTGGGGGTCACTTGCTTCAACGTGGTGCCAGTAATTTTTTTGCTTTCAATAAAGTCAACGGCTTCTTGTGAGTCTGCATCGAGAACCACAAAGTTAATGCCTGTGAGTGCTGCCCAATTGGCTTTTGGAAACTTCTCTATCCAATCGTTCATCTCTTCACGAGTGGGTTGGGTGCGCTGAAACGCTTCCCATTTCACTCTGGGCGCTTTAGCCCAACGAGACTTTATCTCTTCTTCGGTGTCAAACGTGTGTCTTTTGCGAAAGTATTCTGGTATGTATTCTTCTTTCGATCCGCAAGGTATCAAATGGAATCCATGCTCCCAATAACTGTCGAGCATTTCATCTTTGGCTTCCTTACTGATGTCCTCCCACGTCTGATTCGCATTCAGAATCAAACTCATACATAAATCCTTTATGCAACATCTGCATTGCGACGGTCAGCTCGGTCAGAATCGACCTGTTCGGGTGGTCCATATATAGAGTCCCAGGTGAGTATGCCCCTGGAATGTTGCATTAATTGTTTTGCTTGTTTAATCCGTGGAACACGATTAAAATATCTCCATGCTTTGACTGTGGATTCTGAAGTCCCTAAATCTTTAGCGATGTTTTCGATTCCTATGTCTTGTATGTACTCGGATAGTGTGACTCTAATACTGGCCATTTGATTCTCCCTTATATGTAAAAAATTTTTATTCAAAAATAGGATAATAATTTCTTGACAAGAGAATTGCAAGGAATTATTCTTATCAACGTAAGTAAGTGAAGTAAGTTTTATTCTTTGGGAGAAGAATCATGAAAGACATAAAAGCGCTTCGATCAAAGCGCAACGAATTATTGGCTCTAAAAGCCGACCTTGATCGACAAATAAAATCAATTACAAACGACATTCTTAATCATCCAGAACTGGGGATTGATGTCGAAACCCTATCAAACAAAGGCGGTTCAGCGACAGCTGACGGTTTTGCTGTTGCATACAGCAGATCGATTGAGTGGGACCAAGAATATCTTAGAGATATTAAAGACAAGGTTCCTGCCAACGCCTGGCCATTTGATACAAAAGAAACTCTGGGTCTCCAGGCATTTCAAAATTATTGCATGGACTATCCACAATATGCGGAACTTTTTCAAAAAGGCGCAGTAACTAAAATATCTAAATCTCCACGAATCGTGGAAAGGGGTGAGACAAAATGAGTCTAATGGATAAAATCAGTAATCAAGCAGAATACACACAAGTGAGAATGAATATAACAGGAACCGATGGCATAGGGAAAAGTACCTTTGGCGCTGGCGCACCTAAACCAATATTCATTTGTGCAGAAGATGGCCTACGATTCATCGATGTACCCCACTTTCCAGTCTGCGAAACATACAACGACATCATGGAGCAAATCAAGACGCTTGGCAAAGAGAAGCACGATTATAAAACGGTTGTGCTAGATACCACAGATGCTGCCGAGAGACTGTGCCAGGAACAGGTAAAAGAAAGTCACAATATTAAAACCATTGAGGCTTTGGGTTTTGGCAAAGGTTTTACCGAAAGCTATGAGCTCTTTACACGCATATTAGATAATCTGGAATCTCTTTCTGTTGCAAAGAAGATGAACGTTATACTACTATCACACGTCCAAATACGCACATTTGCTGACCCAGAGCACGAACCATATGACCGATACGAGCTGAACACCCACAAGAAAGTATCTTCTTTGATTCGTGCCTGGGTCGACTTCAATTTTTTCGCTAACCACAAGTTCACCACCGTTAAGTCTGGACAAGGCTTTAACGAGAAAACTCGTGGCAAAACATTCAGCGACAAACGATATTTATTCACGAAGAGAACGGCTGCTTTTGATGCCAAATCAAGACTGCAACTTCCTGAAAAAATAGACTTCACCTGGTCTGCATTTACTGAGGCCTGTAAGTCAACCATTAAATCAAATGAATCTATAAACAAAGGAGGACAAAATGTCTGAAGATTTTCATATAGACCTTACTGAGGTCGAGGATACTAGCGGCAGTTTTGAACCCATACCGGAAGGCACTTACGAGCTAATGGCCGAGGATTGGGAGCAAAAGATTTCAAAAGCTGGAAACAAATATCTCAAAGTCACATACCGAGTGCAAGGTGAAAACTACGCAAACCGTGTGGTTTGGGAGAACTTTACCATCTCTGGTGCGAACCCAACGGTTGGTATCAGTCGTTTAAAGCAATGGATGGTTGCCACAGGCAGTGATGCCACTGAGCTGAACCAAGATGCTGTAAACAATCTAATGATGGAAACGTTTATGGCTAAGATTGGTATTGAAAAAAGTGCCGAGTGGGGAGACTCAAACAAGATCGTTGCTTTTCTCAGACCCAAAATGACTGAGGCAATGCCAACAAAAGAAAAAACTGCGGAGAAAACCGAGCAATCGGTACCAACCGCAACAGGTAATGCAATCGAAGATTGGGATTAATTTTTGCATAGATCACCTCCGATCACGAGTTTATATGGCCTCTCGTTTATCAAAAGGCCACATCTATCTAGGAAACCAAAATGAAAGAATCTAAAGGAACGTACGATGTATTTACAGTGTTTGAAGACATAATGGCTTCTGACCTGGACGAATACCAAGTAAAACAATTGGCTATGTTATTAATTGCCAACACATTAACTTATGAAACAGCAAGAAAAACAGCTGAAGTTGTTATTGAGAGAACCAACGAAGAAGATTGGAAAAGAGAGCCTTGGTGAAAGACGACGACGAGTTAAGCCAGTCGGTTAAAGACGGCATCAAAGCCGGAGAAGCCATGATCAATGACTTCTACAATTTAATCGAAGAATGGAAAGAGCGTGGCATATCAGAAGAAAACATTGCTAGAGTTTTAGTGTTTATACATCCTGATGTCATATTATCTACTGCACCGAATCCAGAAAGTGCATATAATTTATTAAACATGTCACTGAAAAAAATTAACGATGCGCTCAACAAAGATGAGACTCCAGACGACGAAGAGACCATACACTGATGCAATTAAGATACTACCAAGAAGAGGCGCTTGGATCTTTATTAAAATACTTTCAAACCAAGCCCATAGACCATAACCCATTGCTCGTTTTACCAACGGCAGCAGGGAAGACCATTGTGTTTTCTCACTTGATTAAAGAGTTGAGCTCTAGCAATAAACGGTTCTTGATCTTGGCACATCGACAAGAGTTGGTTTCACAGGCCAAGGACAAACTATTAAAGGTGTGGCCTAGCGCACCTGTCGGTGTCTTAGCCGCCTCACTAAAAAGCTATGACACCGACGCACAGATCCTGGTGGCGTCTAGAGACACACTGGCATCGCAAAAGCGTTTGGATGCGGTTCCAGGCGTTGATTACATTATTATTGACGAGGCTCACCATATTGCACCAGGCGCCAGTACAAGATACAGAAAGATACTGGATGCAATGCGAGAGAAAAAGCCATGTCGGATTATTGGCGTAACAGCTACGCCATATAGAATGGGCCAAGGTTATATCTATGGAGACAAGCTCGATCATTTTTTTAAAGAGGTTGCTTATCAGGTTTCTATACCTCAATTGGTTCAAGACGGATACCTTTCTCGCTTGTCTGCATTTGCCGTTGACAACAAGGCGGTGATTGATGCGAGTGGGGTACGACTAAAATTTAAAGGCGGTGATTACAGAGAGGGCGAACTAGAAGCATTGGCGATTAACGAGCCTTTGATGCTAGAAATATTCAACGACTGGATGGATAAAGCTTATCTGAAAGGTCGAACCGCAACGGTATTCTTTTGTGTGTCAGTTCTCCATGCTGAAAAAATGTGTTTGTTTTTAAAAGAACAAGGCATTAAAGCGGAGGTCGTCACTGGCACTACCCCCACAAAAGAAAGGGAGCGCATCTTAAATGATTTTGAAGTCGGAAGAATACATGCCCTATGTAATGTAGGCGTGTTAACTGAAGGATGGGATGCGCCCCGCACAGATTGTTTGGCTTTGCTAAGACCGACTCAAAGTCTTGGCCTGTATGTTCAGATGTGTGGACGAGGGATGCGTCAATACCCTGGGAAAGACAATTGTTTGATGTTGGACTATGGGGAGAATATGCAGCGCCACGGTTGTTTGGATGAAGCCATACCTGAAGACGAGGGTGCTCACGCCAAAGTTAAAATATGCGAGAGCTGTTTTGCTGTTAACCCAAGAGCGTTTAAGGAATGTAGAGAATGCGGTGAAGCGTTTCCAAAGCCCCAGTCTTTTCACTTTCAACCAGAAAGAAAACCACCTGGCCTAGCCAAGAGCGGTTCTTCTAGCGAAGGCTATGTGTTGTCGGATGAGAAGAAAAACAAAAAAGAAAACATATTTAACGTGAGCCGAGTGTCAGCTCACTCGGTTACTTCTAAGGGCGGCAACTTTTATTGCAAGGTGGTGTTTGAATGCGAGGATATGTTTAATCAATATCAACTGCCTTTTATGTTTGGCCACCCCAAGGCAGATCAGTTTGCTAAATCCAGGTGGAAAAGAATCACCATGGATTTGTTTCCACCGAAGACCGTTAACGAAGCCGTTGAGCTAATCAATAAGAAAGGCGCTTTTAGTCACATCGACGGCATCCTTACCAAAAAGGAAGGGAAGTACGAGAACATTAAAGTAATTTATGCAGGAGAAAGGAGAATAACATTATGATATTTGTATCTAAAATTTTAGACCCTAAAGAAGTTATGGAGTTTTTAGAAAACAACCCTGATTTTTGGGAAGAAGTTTCGATGAAATTTTATTTTAAAAAAAGAGCAGAGCGGCAGTACGAGAAGGAAGTTAGCTTTATGATAAGAGCAGAGAAAGCATTGAGAAATTATAAGGATGAACATAATGATATTTGTAACTGAGATTGGCCCTTATAAACTTACCAATTCTGATATTTGGTTTATAAAAACCAGCAAGCCTAAACATACGAGTTTAGATTCTTGGATAAAAATTATGGCGCCAGAGATTGCAAAATCACGGATAAAACAATCACTTGAGAGGAACGGATGAACATAGTAGAAGAATTTGATAAAGCAGAACAGGCAGGACAAAAACACCGTATGCACATGGGCATGAGCATCATTGGGGACAACCCCAGGAAGCTGTGGCTTATGTTTAGATGGTCGTTCCCGCTGATTGACAATGGCAGAATACTGCGTCTGTTTGATCTGGGCAATCGCATTGAAGACCAGGTTGTGGATGCATTGAAGAAAAGCGAAATTAAAGTATCGGCGTTGGATAAGAACGGCAAACAATATCGATGTTCCTATTTAGCTGGGCATTTGGGAGGGTCTACAGACGGCGTTGTTAAGAATGTTGACCCAGAGAAACCAGAAGAAGTGATGCTTCTGGAAGTCAAATCTGCCAACAACAGTCGGTTCAATGAACTGCAACAAGGAGAAAGCTACGAACAATGGTCTTTTAACTATGCTACACAAATTCAGTGTTATATGGCGTCATTTAATTTGGAACGTGCTTTGGTGGTAGTGTACAACAAAAACGATTCATCGCTTTACACGGAGATTGTGGAAGCGAGAGAGGGGGTTTTGGAAGACATGATAAATAAAGCCCGTAAAATTATCACGGCAACGGAACCGCCAGAGTCTCCATATTCACCCACCGATTATCGAATTAAGAAGTTTATGTCGCCAAAAGAACAGGCCATATATAACCTGGAGCGACTGCCCGATGATGTGAACTGTAGAAACTGCAAGTTCAGTGAGCCAGTCATGGAGGGTGACGGCGGTTGGAGATGCAACAAAAAGAATAAAATGTTGGACGAGGAAGCACAACGAAACCATTGCGATGACCACATTTGGTTGACCGCCCTGGTTAATCTTCCCGTTGAAAGCGAAGGCAAAGACGATGTGACTTACATGAAGGGCAAAAGATCCATTACCAATGCACCTAAATCAAAAGCTGCTATGAACAGCTTTACCAGTGCCGAGATGCGAGAGCTCTCAAAAGTAGATTACGATTCTGATGTAATGAAAAAACTGTTAAGATTCAGAGAAGAGTTTGGAGTAGACACACGATTAGAGGAACTGACAGAGAATGTCTGAACCCAATGAAGAACAGATATTTCTGCCTGAGAAGTTTAACTGCCCTACTTTGATTAGTTTTAGTGGTGGTCGAACATCGGGTTATATGCTTTACAAAATCCTTGAGTCTTACGACTGGACATTGCCTGATGATGTGCATGTGACTTTTGCAAACACAGGCAAAGAAATGCCAGAGACATTGGACTTTATTCATGAGTGCTCAACCAGGTGGGGCGTTAAAGTGCATTGGTTGGAACTCGAAGTGTTTGAAGAGCGGCCCATTTATCGCACCAAAGAAGTCACCTATGAAACAGCCAGTAGAAATGGAGAACCGTTTGAGGCATTGATAGGAAGAAAGAAAATGTTGCCAAACGTGGTGGCTAGGCTGTGCACGATTAAGATGAAGATTGAAGTAATGAATCGATTTATGCGAGCCAAAGGTTATAAAGAATGGGCGAATGTTGTTGGCTTGAGATACGACGAGCCATCAAGAGTTGCTAAACAAAGAAAACAAAACGATTTAGGAAAAAACAAATGGACATCTTTGGTCCCTTTGTATGATTACAAAATCATGGTAGAAGACGTATCTAGATTTTGGGAAAACCATGAGTTTGATTTAGGCCTTCCCAACCACAATGGTAAAACCCAAGCAGGTAATTGTGATTTGTGTTTTTTAAAAGGCACAAGAACATTGATACAGATTATAAAAGAACGCCCGGAACTTGCCGATTGGTGGATTGAGCAAGAAAAAAGAATAGAAAAACTAAACAAAGGAACAGAATACGAAAACAAGAAAGTTAGTACCGCAACCTTTAACAAGTCACGAAGTTATACTGACTTGGTTGAAATGGCACGACTCGATGCACAGCAAGTGGAATTGTTCGATGACGATGGAAGGAGTTGTTTTTGTCATGACTGATAAAAACGATCCAGTCAATCATCCACCACACTACACCCAGGGGGGCATAGAAGCGCTCGATGCCATTGCATCGGCTTTGAGTGCTTCTGAGTTTGTCGGCTACCTCAAGGGGCAAATCTTTAAATACATTTGGCGTGCCCCACACAAGGGCAAGACACTTGAGGATTATAAGAAAGCCAGGTTCTACCTGGACATGTTGATTTCCAGAGAGGAGTCTAATCAGGAATCACAAAGAACCGAGGATTCTTCACGATCTCAATAGTGACATCTGGGTACAATGCTTCGACCAGTTTCTTCTTTAGTTTAAACACAGCCGTTTCCACGCCCTTCACATCTTCCACCACTTCTTTGTCGTTTCTTAGTTTGTAACGAAAATCTGCGATGTAAGTGCATATCTTCTTGCCATTGACTTCACACGGAAACTTGGGTTGTAACTCCAGGTCTTTGACTTCACCGGCCTTCTCCATCAGTCTGAGCTGTTTGTATCTAGCGGCTTCTAGTTTGCTGTCAAATTTATGGCCATCGTATTCAACACGAATCGCACCGTACTTGCTTCTCCCTCTGCGTCTTCGCATTAATCAATGCCCATAAGCTTTTCAAGTTCTTTCTGTCGCAACAGAACTGCCGCTGAACCTTCTGGATCTTGTGCTGCCTTTTGCCTTGTTGTCATTCTGCGTGGACTGGCAGGAGGAACGAAAGGTTGTCTATCAAAACCTGCTGTTGGAATTTGCGGTAAAGTTGGTTTGATCTCGTCTATAAAAGACTCTCTTAGTTCTTCTTCTGGGAACCTTCCACCTTTTTCCAATACTTTCTCAATTTGATAAGCGGACGGATAATAAGGAATAAAGGTTTGATTCATGATTGCTTCTGGGTTAGAAATCTTAGTTCCTTTCAACACTTCATAAACTTCATTCTCGTCTGCACCCAATGCTTTGGCATCCTCAACTGCCATAGATAAATCTTTAATGGCCTGGAACCTAGCTTCGTTGGTTCTCATTAATGCTTTAACGTGTTCCTCTGGATTAAGAATGTTTGGGTTGTTGGTCGCTGCTGTGTAATAAGACACTGCTTCTCTCATTTGGTTCTTTGCATCAAAAGCTCTAAACCTTAATGTTCTTTCAACAGTTGGCTTTATGGTTTTTAATCCTGTAAAAGATTCGGCAAGTTGATTGTATATGTTTGGCCTTACGCCTTTTTTGTTTATGTCTTTTTCGGTAAACCCTAAACCCGCAAGCGTTGCTCTGGGCAAGTCTTTAAGAAACAAAGGTCCAAAGTCTCCTGTCTGACCTGGTTTTACTGTGACTGGAAGAAAAGGAGGGAACGCTGAATTTGTACCATGCGCTAATCCTTTTGCAAACATTTCACCAATTCCATCGGTTGAGTTCCATATTGGTTGAGCAGAGCCAGAAGCATAAGTTGTGTTTCTTGCTAAATCTAATGCAATGTTTGTCGCAATTGAAGCGCCAAAAAAAGGTTCTAAGTACTCAATAATCAACCCAGGATTATCTCTTGATCCGAAAACAGCCTGCATTAATATTTCATTTAATTTATCTCCTCTAGTCTCTCCATTTTGCACCGCATTAAAAACAGCGCTTATAGGCGATCTTAGGTATTCGTATGGGTTGGTATAAGAATAGTTGTAAAACTCTACGATATTGCCGTCTTTGTCGGTTCTAATCGGTATAAGATCTGCGTTCTTTTCCCAAGGTGCTGCAAAACTTCTTTTGTAGGCCTGTATTTGCTCATCGGTAGCACCCGTCATGTACTTGCCAAACTCAACAGTTGCTTTTGGAATAGCATATGCAACTGCCATGTTTCCCATCAATCGACGCATACCGATGTCAGCCAACTCAGGGACACCGCTCGCAATTTCATCAATCGCTCTTGATGTAGACATTAAAGATGTTCTAATTGTTTCAGCAGGAAATGCAATAAAGTTACCAAAAGGTGTTCTTCTTAACATTTGAATAATCGGTGGTACTTTTGAGTAGTTTGGCACTGTGTTTCGTACCACGTCGGCACCGATGTCTTCAATGATTTCATTTTTTAATTTATCATCAAGCTGTGACCAAACGCCTTTTTTTCTTTCTAGCTCACGAATGGTTTTAGGCGCTAGTCCTTTGTATAGATTTGGTGTGATTGTAAAAGACGCATTTTTTTTAGCTGCATTGTTAAAGGCTCTGGACAATCGACCCTTTTCCATTTCCCAGCTAAAAATTTTCCATATATCATCTGAGCCAACATATATTCTTGTAAGAAGATTATTTTTTTCTTTTTTATATGCTTTGCTAAAAGGATTGGTTTCTTTTAAATTTAGAACTCTTTGCATGTCATCAATTAGGCTTTCAAGTTCTCCTATTCTTGCGCCCGATTGAACCACGTTTCTTCCTTGAGCATTAGAATAATATTTTGACATTTCATCGCCTTGGGTCTTTTTTAAGGATGCAAGAACAACTGATAAAGCATCATCTAATACTTTACCGTTTGGAATGTTTCCGTTCATTACTGCAAACAAAGACGCACTGGTCGCATTTCTGACTTGAGTGATTGGACTGTAAACGGTTTTGGCTTTTTGTATGGCTCCCTTTATACCTAAAAAAGTTGCCCAGGTTTTAGAAACAGCACCAGGGGATCTTTCTAATAAGCCTGTTTGCA